GCAGGGCCTCTAACTCGGCTTCGAGGGGGTCGATCTCAGCGGCCCCTCCGCTGCCCGGAATGGGAGGCGGTGTGATTGTGCCTGGAAGGTCTTTGCCGTAATCACCACCCCCTCCAAAAGGCTCCAAACCAGTAGCCTTCTGCTCACGAGCCAACTGTACCAGCGCAAAGGCGGCTGCGAACGACATCTGCAAACGGTCGGCGAGGGCTGTAGCTTCGATAGCGGCTGACGCGATACCTTCGGTAAGATCGACGCCGGAGAGTTGCACGGCAAATGTATTGGCCCAGCCTATCTGCTTGGCTAATTCGGTTGAGGAAACAGACGCATCTGCTGACTCGGTTCTTGCCCGGCTCATATACTCAGCAAATTTCTTGCTGCCTACGGCCATTTCGGCTTGGTGCAGCGCCGCTGCTTTACTCGCATTTTCTATCTCGTAAAATTTGTCCCGCGCCTTCTTCCATGCGTCTGAGACGGTTTTGCCGAAGTCCGAGAACTTAGCGGTGGCTTCCGTTATAATCCGAGTACCTTCACGCACGGCTTCGAGTTCGGCCTCTAGAGCCGCCTCAGCAGCTTTTAAGGCGGCGAGCCTGCCTTCATATGCATCAGTAGCCATCTGAGTCGCGCGCATCTCCTCTTCGGCCAAGCGTACAAGTTCTTTCTGCGCGAGAATTTTTTGGCGTAGTGCTAAATCCTCGGAGGAAGCTAATTTGACTCCGGAGGATGATAAATCGATCTCAACCGGGCCTACTTGCTGCTGCAAGCCCCTGAGTGTAGCCTCAGCCTTCAAAAGGCGCTGTAAGGCTGCTTCACGCTTGTCGTATACGTCTAGTTGCGCCTCGCTGGAAAACCCGAGTTCGAGCAGCCGGGTTTTTCGTATAAGGTCGTCAGTTTCTTTGTTCAGTCGTTTGATGGAGCTTGCCTGCCTTGAGACATTATCCGTTACTTCTTTACTTTTCCTAATACACTGAACGAAATAACCAATACCGCCTACCGCGGCGATAGTTAATAGGGATTGCCAACTCGCGACCATTCTAAGGGCTTGACCTACCGCGGCGGAGGCACTTACGCCTCTACTCCTTAAAACATCAAATACTTGGTTGAGTTGTGTACCCTGCTGTACCGCCATGACGAGTGGGGCTTGTCCAGCCATTGTCATAACGCCGATGTCGTTGAGTTGGTATCCTACGTTAGCAAGACTACCTCCAACCGCATTGGATGATTTAAGTCCTTTGGACTGCGCTGAGGCAAAATTCCTCGTGGCGGCTGCGGCTGCGTTAGTATTTACACCCAGCTGAGTCATCCAAATTGAGGAATTTTTAACGGCTCCGGCAAGTTGAGTGGTGGATGAAGTAGCCGCAACAGCAGAGGCACCAAACACTTTATTAGTAGCGGTTATACGCTGCGTTGCGGCGTCCGTTGCCATCTTTTGTTTAGTAAGTTTGTTGAGTGCGTCGGCTTGCGCGTGAAATTTAGCGGTGGTTTCTGCCAGCTTCGCACTTGCTCCGGCAGATATGTCCTTTAGGTTTGCGCCAAGACTCACGCTATTGAGTTTAATTGCCAAAGTCGTAAGCGAAGAAATTTCATTGCCTAGTGAGTTTAGACTCACGCTAGTGTTGACTACGGTTTGCGCAAGGGCCTCTTGATTTGCCGCCATAGTGGTTGATATGGAAGCAAGTCTAGCTGCTTCGGCATTAGCAGCAGCGAGCTTGTTTTTATACTCAGCAGTTCTCGCGGCTAGAGCTTTATTCTGCTTACTTACCCGCCCACCCATTGTGGCTAGGGTTTTTGTGGTTTTGGCGAGTTTAGCTGTGGTGGTAGATAGACTTTTTGACTTGTTAGTCAGTTTACTCATAGAGGCGGTGGCGCTGTCAATCGCCGTGGAGGACGAGGCCATTTTTCTGTTGAAGTCACCAACAACAGCCTCAAAGACTACCTGTAGTTTTTTAACGTCCGCCATTACGCAACTTCTCTACTTTCTCCGTGTGCAACGCGCGGGCCTTGGCCCAGGCGTCTGCGGATGGTACCCCGCCGTGTTTCTCACGAGCAGCCTCGATCTTCTTTTGCGCGGCCATCTTCGCGTCGAACTCCCACCACCACTCCTGCGGTGACATAGCCCAAAATTCGCTCGGCTGGATGTGCCAGTCCCGAGCGATCTTGTAGGCAGTCTTTACGAAGTTTTGCCACGGACCGCCCTCGTCTTTTTTGGCTTAGGCTCCTCGTCTTTAGCTTTGGGCATTTCTTCCTCAGACGTAGGCCCCACGATAGTTGTGAGGTAGGTAATCGCAACTGCGGAGGACTCGATGAACCCAGCGTCGAAGCAGAGGTTCTGAATGTGCTCGAGTGGCTTGGTTCCTCCAGCGGCCTTGTAGCCGATGTAAATCATCTGCGGAATATTCTCCACGTCAAATTTCCACGGTGGGGTGTAAGGGATACCCCGCGCTTGAAACAGTTGCTCAAGACTCGCAATTCGCATAATCTCGAGCGGGTCGTAGATTTCTTTTGCGATCTGGATTGAGGCTTGGAAGTTGGCAACGAGCCGTACTGACTCGTCACCCAGTTCATAGGTGGACTCTCTCATGGCTTATGCTACCGATGCAGTGTAGGTGACAGCGCCACTGGACATGAAGGTGGAGCTAAACTCATACGCCCCGTCATGATCGCCAGTAACCTCGAAGGACGACAGATGATAGGTGCCGGTGAAGTTGCCGGGGGTTCCCAAGGACGAGGGTAGGGTAGCCGCCAATGTTTCGCCCGTGGTCGAGGCATTGAAGAATTCCGACATAAGAATTTCATCAGAGGTGATGCCGCTGATAGATACCTCAAGAGACTTCAGACCGGGTGTTGCGAGGAGGGTGCGCCATCCAGCATCGTCATCCGTGGTCACGTCAACCATATCGTTACTCATGGTTGCGCCGCGTGTTTGGACACCTACGAGGGTTGTAGAGTCCCAGTCAAATGTGAACTCGCGTCCGTTAAATCCAGCCATTTCTTATCTCCTAGCTAGGGGGTTTGTTGGAGGGTTAAACGAAAATTCGTAACCCCGTGTCTGGTTCTTGCATCGTCTTCCAGCATAGTCACGCTGTATTCGTGGAGCAGGTCAACGACGTTGTAGCCGCTTATTGTTGGTTCCCAGCGGTTGAGTAAGACGTAGATTTCGTCCAACACCGCCCTCGTTTCTTTCATACCTGCGGCACGGCTCCAGACGTGCAAGGCTATATCGCAAGACATGCCGAGCGTATCGTCCGTGTCCCAAGGCCGCATCGAGCCAAACCCGATGGTGACGAAAGGAAAATTAGCCCTCGGTGTACCCTCCGGGAGAAAGGGTACATCGTCGTATACTCCGGCGGATATGTTTCCACTCAGTCGGGTGTAAACCGCCTGCTGAACTACTGTGTTAAATCCCATTACGGCCAGCCGCCCGAAAGAAAGTCGTTGAGGGACGCGTCTAGTTCTTCACTGGCCTGCTCAAAGGAACGCCCGAGAAAAGGCCGCGCTGCGATGTAAGCGCCAGTGCTGGTCAGTCCGCCCCACTCAAGGACACCGGCATAGGGCGCATCGTTGATGACTTCTCGGCGGCTGACGTATTGGTTGGAGCCTTCGCGGGATATGCGGAAAGACCTGAGTAGTTGCCTGGTCTGGTTGGCTGGAAATTCTCCAGCAGCGGACGCTTGGTGACCTCCCCATACGCGGCCCGTCTTGGGTCCCGAGAGGATACCCTCTTTAGCTATCTCTACGGTGCGCTGCGCCTTTTCCTCTACGTCGTCGCGCAACTTAGCTGGGACTACGGCACGCAATTTTGCCAGCCCCTCAGTAAGTTCCGCCGCGCCGTTTAATTTTGCTGTGACTCTCATTCTGCCCTCAACGTATGGCACATTGCGAAATGGGAGGCGCCATACCTATGCCCCAAATATAGGCCACCCGCAGAGATTTGTCAATCCCACTCACGACGCCTCGCCTTCAGTAGTAGCCAATTCCAGCCATTCTTGCCGGTCCTCCATGTCCATTACGGCACTCACGGAGAATATTCGTCCGCGATAGGTTATTCTGTCTCCTGCGCTGTAGTAAGGCGCTCCTTGAGCATCGCCACGAAAACGCACCACCATGAGGTAGCGGTTGCGAGTCTGTCTGCGGTCGGCGTCAGTGTACTCGTAAGACCACCGCCGCTCACCGCCGATGCCGTAGACGTAGGCCCAGACGCCGCCGACCGGGTCAGCAGTCCACGAGTCCGTCACGCCGCCCATCCCGTCTGGAGTGCGGGTCTTACGCTCAATCGTAATGAGGGCTTTAAGCTTGCCCGCGTGCATTTCATCGCAGGTGCATGACATGCGCTATACCGCCTTGTGTGTGCGAGTGATGACATAGCGGATGTCGTAAACGTCCATCGTTCCGTTTGCTCGGATGTATGTTGTCGCGCCGTTCGTCGCCCATGTCGCTAGTTGATATCCGGCCACCGTGAAATTGATCGGACGAATTACGCCGGTGCCTTTCGGGAATGAGATCAAGCGCCGGTAAATTTCCCCAACGCTACCTCCAATATCAAACCATGTTTCTGCGACTGTTGTGCCTACACTGGTTGGAATCAGTTTGCATTCAAATGTGATCATAATTCCGTCACCGGAGCGCCCGGTTATTGTTGAGCCGTTGTAAAACGTCGTAACGTCGGCGGGCATTTGCGTTTCGTTTGCATTTGCGCCGTTGTTGGGGATAACGGTGTCTGTATCTGCAATGACTGAAAATGGAGCGCCTGACGTGTATTGGGTATCAACGTACTCAGCCCAGCCGGTGTCATCCGTTTGCAGCGAGGTGTTCGCCGTAGCAATCCCCGCGTCGATCTGCGCGCCGGTGTAACTTGAATTGTAATCAGCCATTATGCCGCATCCTTAACTTTGAACGTGTTGCCGTTGACTGTCAAAAGACCGTCGCTGCCCGAGGGGATAAAATTAACATAAACTTCGACTTCGCGCGTCACAATTAAAAACGAATTGCCTTTAAATGACCGGGCAAATATCCGTTGGCCGAGTGGAAGATTGAATACTGTAAAATCAATTGATGCTTGGTATGTTTGCACTCGATGCGCGGGCGCATCAATCGCTGGTGGTGTCTGCGAGTTTTCAAAGTGCAGCATGAATGACCCAGCGGTGCCGCCCTCAACAAGCAAAATATCAGAACCGCCTGTTATTTCAGTCCATGCGCCTTCTGTTATATCTATCCGTTGAGTAATCATCAGATACGCGCCACGCTGTAAATAGAAACCAGCCCCTCAGCGCCACTCGTTTTGTAAACGTCGCCACAACCGCAACCATCGCCCCGGCTGGCGTAGAGGGCCGCTGCGAGTTGTAAGACTCCGCGAACCAGCGGGAAAGGGACAGCGGTAGAGTTTGTGCCGTAGCCTGAGACGTACTCAATCGCAATGGCGTTGTTCGCTTTGAGAGCAACCGGCCAAGTAGTGCCGCGCTTAAGGGTAATCCTGCCGGGTCGCTGTTGAGTGTCGATGTCGAAGGTGTCGGCAACGACTACGGCGGTTCCGGTTCCGTCTTCGGAGTAGGTAGTCACGGTTGTGACGGAGGACAGCGGATAGCGCGGTATGAACACGCTATTGAGGTTGGCCGGGTCGTAGAGTTCAGTAATCGAACCTTGCCGAACCCCGCTCCACCACATACCATTCTGAGCTTGAGGCCATTGGTCGATGGTCATGGTCCACGACTGGTTTATCATGGAGATGCCTGTGAGGTCCTCAATCCACTGACGAGCCTGCGAGATAAACGCCTCGGCCTCCGCATCTGGAAGGCCGGTAGAGGTCTCTTTGAGGAATGTTTGAAGTTCGGCGGCAGTGACTGGTTCTACAGTGGGGGCTGTAGTGAGAACATTGCCACGATATTGAGTCCATTGGATCGGGGTGCGCAGGCTCATTTTTTGGCCTTAGTCTTGCGAAGGGCTTTAGCCTCGGTTGGCGGCGTCACCTTGGTTTCGTTTACCGGGTCAAACATACGCTGGCCCGCCCTGTCGGCAAGCGCCCACTCAGCAACCTGTCCAGTGACGGTTGAGCCAAACGGAAACATAACCGCAGTATGCCCCTCGGGGCAGCACTGGTAGCCTTGGAATGCGGTGATTTTAACTTTCATTGCGTCCTCCTAAACTTTGTGACGGGGCAACCAGAGCCGCCCCGCTTCGAAATTTAGGTCCGTGCGACTACTGTGCCCGCAAGGGTGGTTGCTGCTGCACTTGGCTTGGACAGGACGCCGAGCAGTGTGATAACCGCGTCGGTGCCG